AGGAAACTCCTCAAACGTCGTAATCCCCCTCCACGAACACCACCCACGTACCGTCGAAAGAGGGCCAAAGTGGTATCAGGCGGTCCTGGCGGCGCTGGGCCTAGCGCTGATGATTATTTCACCGGCGGTGTACGTCGTGGTAAACTTCGGAAACAGGTGAAGAAGCGGGTTGTGAAGCTCAAACCCGCGATGAAGGCCGCCATCAAGCGATTGTTGGCGCCTGGGGATGTTACCGGTAAGTACACCAAGAAGGTGGTATCATTTTTATGGTTCGGGGGCACTCCAGAAAAGGGCGGGTCAACTTTTGACAACAAGCAGAAGGTCGGATACTTAGGTGTGCCTTTTGCGTTTAGCCCCAACTCATTTAATGAGGCGGCAAGTATTTTATGGAGGAACAGGCCCGAACCCGGCAACTCGACGCCCAGCTATGATACGGGGCTTGATTTTCTTAGGGAGGGGTTGAAGATGGTAGTGATTGACAGCTCTTGCCACGTCACGTTTAGAAACAACGCTAAACGTGCGTACAAGTTGAAGTTCTTCATTTGTGCTCCAAAGAAGATTGCTGATTTGGAGCCAAAGGGGGATCTGGATACTCGTTTGACGGAGATGAATGAGGGGACTAACATTGTGAACAACGGTTCGAACGTGCTCTCTAACAATTTTGAGAAGATTGGGTTGGATCCTCGGAGCATTCCCGGCTGGAATGCAGGGTGGTCTCATGAAGTGGTTGATATATTGCTGCAGCCTGGGCAAACTCATATGCATGTCGTGCAAGGACCAAAGTGGCTCGACATGGATTGGAATAAGTATTTGAACGGAGGAACTTACATTGAACAGCAGAAGTTCATGCGGTATATGTTTGTCATCTATCATACTGATTTGCTCGGTACTTCCGGTGTCGGCGGTGGTGTTCCATTGCCCGGCACTATGGGATACTATGCTGAAGATGGTGATATTGCAACCGGACAGTTTGATGGTTTCGGCGTGGCCGTTGATCAAACGTTCCATTACCATATTAAGATGCCCGAGCAAGCAGGCCACCAGGTCGAAGCAGCTCCTGCCAATGGTGAACAAGTGTTGACGAAGAGACGCAATGCATATGCGTACTCTGACTACATTGCAGGCCGCGTGGGAACTCTTGAGCGTATTGATGATGAAGCCGGAGGCGCTCTCGAATCCCATTAAAATTTTAGTGGTAATGATGTATATTAAGTCTTCTTAATAAAGCATCTCTTGTTTCCTGATCTACTTCTGGATACCAGTTTCGGGGGTCCATGTTTGAGGTGATCCAAATGTGTGTCGCTCGCAGCACCACGCTTGATCCTTTAACTTCCACGATGACTGGATATCGATCCAACCAGATGAGCAGGTAAGCGATGTCAATGCCTCCTCTAAATTCATCCATGACAACATGTCGGTGATTTTTGTATCCATCCCAAAATTTTGATCGTGGGTTCTTAGGGTAAGCTTCCATTCCCGCTGCTTCCCAAGCCGCACGCGATTTCCCTGTACCAGTTCGACCCCATAGAACTGTACAAGCTCGCTCCATAGCAACCGGTCGTAGATGGTCTGAGCCAATTCTTCGCAGTTGGTTGTAACAGCGTACGTAAACATCGCTCGGCACTGATTCAAGTAGTCCTTCAACTGCGGCTTGTCTGATAGCATCCCAGTCAGTAGCGCAGTTACGCTTGAAGGGCAGTTTTCCAAGCTCGAACTGCGTGTTGGGAACGCGGGTTTCTTCTTTCCAGACATACTCGGAAGCGGCAGCACTCCTGGATAGCTCCACATGGGATTCTTGAAAGAGCGAGGCAATTTTTGGTCCTCGTGCGTTTTTCCCTGAGTGGAGCAAGAGCTGCCAATGAAGGAAGCCTCCTTCTCCTCGTTCAAGCTGTCCTCTGATAAACACAATCCCGACTGGCAGATGCGGCACAAAGTGATGGTAGGGGACAGTGGCAAACCAGTATTTTCCTTGCATAGCGGACAGACCATTTCGGGGCATTCAGACATGGTTATTGGTACGCGGATTGGCCTTGTTTATATAATTCCTGGGCTGTGAGTTGGCTCAGTATGAGTCAACTCATGTGATGCCCTGCTGACTAAGGGCGGACCGAACACGTCCGACCCTTGAATGTCACGCTACAGTCTCATGTCACGTTACCAAAGTAGTCACGTGACGCTATAGTCACGTGACGCAATTAGGGTTGTGGTTTAGGGTTCAGGGTTTAGGGTTGAGCCCAAGCCTGAGATTTACCACACAACATACTAATATTATTATATAAACTAAGCCCGCTAGGGGCCCCGGCAGGGGAGGCGGGCGCTCTGGCCCGGGCGTGGCGCCCGTGCTGGCCGCCGCGTGGCGCGGCACGACGTATAGTAATCACTACAACTGTTCCCCCCAAAGGGTGGGGACAGTACTATTACTTACTATACGTCGGCGTACCCCGTACCACGGGGTACCACGGGGGGTATTTATACCCCCCAAAGGGGGCTTGGGGGTTTCCCCCAAACTCATCATATGCCAAGATATGACCAAGTTACAACTCGAAACTTCAGGGGAGGAATCTCACCCTATGCAGTCGCGAATGCAGCCAACCAGATGTACAAAACCATCAAATATGGTAGGAAGTTCGGATCGAATGTTAGGAAACTCCTCAAACGTCGTAATCCCCCTCCACGAACACCACCCACGTACCGTCGAAAGAGGGCCAAAGTGGTATCAGGCGGTCCTGGCGGCGCTGGGCCTAGCGCTGATGATTATTTCA